CTATCCCGCCGATAGCGCAACGGGGGCCGAGCTGGAACCAGACGCGGGCGGCCCGTGGGACCAACGCACGTACGTATGCGGCGGGTGCGGGGTGTACGGCGTACCCGCTGAGGCTACCGAGTGAGGGCATATGTCTACGCCCTAGCGTTCACGCTCGCCATCGTGGCGGGCGTGGCGATGGGCTACTTCGAGGAGGGGGGGCGGGTAGGGCCGTCCCCCGTCCTCCTCTACGAGGACGCGGCCGCGCTCGTCCCTGACCCTACGCCTATGGCGTACGGCGTGAAGGGTCGAGCTACGTGGTACGCGGCCCGTTGCCCTGATGGCGTGGAGATGCTAGGGCGCACCGATACGTGTCTGCCCTACGTCGCCAAGCGGGACGGCGGGCGCGGCGGCGAGCTGGTGCTATATGCCGCTGTTGGATTTTGGCGTTGGGGTATGGCCCCCGTTGAGGCCATCGTATACTTCCACGCAACGGGCCGCTCGGTGCGGGTCGTGGTGCGTGATTATTGTGATGCGTGCGCGAAGGGTCGCGCCGTGATTGACCTATCGCCTACGGCGTTTTTAGCAGGGGGCTTGACGCTGGGGCGCGGGGTCGCTAAGGTAAGTGTGCGCTACTTAGGCGCACGATAGTAGAGAAGGGGGAAGTTATGAATAGCAAGCTGTTCGAGCATATCAAGAGGACGCAACGGGAGAACAAGCGCCGCCTATTCTGGTGGCGTGTATCGCTGGCGTGGCTGGCGTTCTCCATCTTTATGGCAGGGGTAGCGGTAGGGAGGATGATCTAATGAGCGCAGCAGCAGAGGTCTATCTCTCGGTGAGTAAGCCGTACGAAGTGGACAAGCTGGTCGATGTCGTGGAGAAGGCCCTCAACGACGTAGGGTTCTATGGCGCAACGCCGCAGACGTTTCATAGCGGGCATATTTGGGAGGCACGCGGGTGGAGCGTAGCGTGGAGCGTGTTCGAGCAGGAGTGGGCCGATAGTCTGGTGAAGGCGATTTATGAGGTCGCACCAGAGGCGGACGCGGAGGTCTACGTGTACAACCTAGAACGGGAGGCCGATGTGGTCTCTCGTACGATTATGGTGAAGGAGGGGGCAGTATGAGCTACGACGACATACTCGCAACGGGTAGCTGCGTTCATTGCGGCGAGTACGCCATCGAGGGTACGGACAACACCATCATTACGGACGAGGGGTTCGTCCATACGTGGTGTGAGAAGGAGTACAACGATGATGTCCGCACGTGGAGTTTAGAAGATGCCGCCATTGATGCGGCCAGAGAGAAGGAAGATGAGGAGGCACTATGAAGACAGAGGATTTCTATTGCTGGAACTGCGGCCACGTGTTCGAGGCCGAGGCATACCAAGCGGGTAAGAGCTGGACGCGGGTCTGCCCTAACGAGGCGCAGCACGGCAACAAGCTGACCATTGAGGCGGCCGTACGCCTCATCAAGAAGTCGATGGGGAGGTTCTTTACCATCGCGTTCACCAAGCGCAGCACAGGTGAGCGGCGGGTGATGACCTGCCGCCTCGGCGTACACAAGCACCTGAAAGGTGGCAAGAAGGCGTACGACCCTGAGAAGCTGGGGCTGATGATTGTATGGGAGCCGAAGTCGGCAGAGTATAAGTCCATCCCGACAGATGCCATCACGGAGTTGCGCTTCGCTGGTAGGAAGTATCAGGTGGTCAAGTGAGAGAGTTTATCGTGGACTTCGCCAAACTTATGGCGATCATCTTCCTTATGGGCGTTGCTGCGGCTGGCTCATAGTGATTGAGATTGTGTGGCATATGACGAAACTTATTGGCATCTTCTTCTTGCTCGGATTACTGGCGAGCGCAGCGTGAGCGATGACATTGACTACGCTTACATCATTGCGTCAAAGATCGTTGATCGGGAGATGGCTTGCTCTGACGATCATTGGAACGACGAGATGGAGACACGACCAGATAGCAAGTGGCACACGGGCTTCCATCAGGAGGCTGGTGTCGTGGAGTTCTGTGGTCGTCCGTATCAACCAGACAGGGATAAATGGGTGCGTGCCTACTTGGAGGCAGAGGGAGAGGTCATAGAGTTGAGGGCAAGCGGACACGCTCGCGCTCGTGCTATACTCGACCTCCCCTACGAGATGGCGTTTACCTGCGACGACTGCCGCCTTTGGGCGTTTGTCGGGCATCGGGACGCGAAGGATTGGTTCTCTACGGAGGAGCGGCACGGCCCGCTCTTTGAGGTGCGGAGCTGCGACAAGGATGCTGTTCACAGGGTTCACGGCAAGCCCTTTGACCCGTATGGCGCGGTGGACAGGGAGCCAATCATCTACGAACAGGAAGTATCGGGAGAGGACTTGCGCAGGAAGCGCAGCGGCAAGTACAAGGCAGAATACAACACCCGACGCAGGGCAAAGTACGCAGCAGAGAAGGAGGAGCGAAATGCGGCAACCACCGAGGAGCATAGAGGCTGAGGCTGGACTCATTGGCTCGTGCCTGATTGATGATGGCGTGCTGACGTACGCTACCGACATCTCGCCCGACGACTTCTCTAAGAACTCACACCGACTCGTATGGAAGGCGATGCTTGCGCTGTCGTCGCGTGGCGACGTAATGGACATCGTCTCTGTTGGCGAGGAACTGGTGCGTCAGGGTACGCTTGACGACGTTGGCGGATACACAGCGTTGCCTGACCTTGTGGCGGCAACACCGACGAGTGCCAACGCCCAGCACTACGCCGACTCTGTCCGCACAAAGGCGACGCTACGGCGTATCCTGACGGCGGCGACCAAGATCGCGGAGATTGCCTACGCCGACCCTGCTGACGCTGACGAGGCGCTGGACAGGGCAGAGGCAGAGGTCTACGCCATCGCACGCACGATGAAGAAGAACGACTTCGCTGGGATGCGGACGCTGCTGGACGATGCCATCAGCAAGTTGGACTGGATGCGCCACAATCGAGGCACGGCGCAAGGCGTTGGCTCTGGGCTGGCGCAGTTAGACGAGATGACGGGGGGCTGGCAGAAGTCCGACCTCACGATCATCGCGGCAAGGCCAAGCGTGGGCAAGACGGCGATGGCGCTGAACATTGCGCAGCACGCCGCCATCAAGGAGGGCAAACGGGTCGCCATCTTCTCATTGGAGATGAGCCGCGACCAGTTGGCTACTCGTCTGATGGCTGGCGTCTCTGGTGTGGACATCTTCCGCATCAGGCGCGGCGACGTGGAGGGCATCAATCTTGCGCGTATCGCAGCGTCGGTGTCGCACTTAGAGGCGGCAACCATCTTCATTGACGACTCCCCTGTGGCTTCGCCTGTGGACTTGCGGTCTAAGGCGCGGCGGCTATCTTCGGATGGCGGGCTGGACCTCATCATCGTGGACTACCTCCAACTGATGATGCCAACCAAGCAGACGAAGGATGGCAATCGCGTGGTCGAGACGAGCGACATCAGCCGAGGGCTGAAGGCAATGGCACGGGAGCTGAACGTTCCCGTGATCGCGCTGTCGCAGTTGTCTCGTGCCGCCGAGCATAGAGAAGGAGGCCAACCACGGCTGGCTGACCTCCGAGACTCTGGTGCGATTGAGCAGGACGCTGATCTTGTGATGCTGCTATGGCGTCCTAACGGACAGGAACACGGGCAAGCCAACGAGAAGATCAAGTTGTCGCTGGCGAAGCATCGCAACGGACCGACGGGTGAGATTGACTTGACGTTCGTCAAGGCTACGACCACATTCAAGGAGGGTGTGTGAGCGACACGCTAGTGGCTGATGGGTTTGATGAGGCGATCATTGGTATTGGTCGACAGTTCAATAAGAACCTTGTGATCTATGACGAAGACAAGTGCATTGAGATTCTTATGGAGCGCGACGGGATGACCGATGAGGAAGCGATTGAGTTCTTTGAGTTCAACGTCGTCGGCGCATACGTCGGTGAGTACACGCCAATCTTTGTCCGTGTCGGCACGTCACTCAATGATGTGCTAGACTAGCTGCGACGGGCGGTCCCCCTGCCCGACTACGATCCCCTGATGGCTTACTCCATCAGGGGATCATTCTTTTTCACACGCTGGACAAGTGCCGAAGTACTTCCCATCGTGATCGTGCATAGCTGAAAGCGGCAGGTCGGATGGCATCTCTCGACCGATCAGCGTCTCATAGACGATGCCGTTCTCACGACACCATCCGCGCAGGGACTTACCCTCTTTCTTCGCGGCCTCGCGGAAGAGTTCCCTGACCTTCTGATCGTCTTCGCTCACGGATTAACTCCAATGCTAGGTATAGACCGAGTGCGACGAACTGACGTTCGCCGTGGCTTAGTTGGGGTAATATGCCAGTTGCCATAGCAACGTGGCTCTCCGTGGCTCCTAGACCCTCTAGAAGCGATTCTACGGAGGCTTCTAGCGGGTCTGGATCAGTAGGATTCCCCACTATCGGGGTCAAGTTCTAACTGCGACCACTCCTCTTCAATGAGGGAGACGAGGATCAAGCAGTAGTTGGCGGCGTCCATCAGGGCGTCGCGGACAGAGGGGTGCGCCAGCTCGCGCTTTGAATCTGCCGACAGGACCGTGCGACCCTTGACGACCTGACCATTGAGCGCCTTGCGGACGCGGCTCATCTTGTCATCGTTGAGACGAGAGAAAACACCAGGGATGCCGAGGTTCTCAATGTTGCTCGGACCGTACTGACCCTGACGTTGGACAAGGATGTCCCGCGCTTCGTCGTAGAGTCCTTGAAAGTAGACCTCAAAGTCCTTCGTCATTATGCTCCTCGTAGATTCGTTCAAGCCACTTGGCCTTCGCTTGTCCGACGACAAACCAAGCGACTGCAACTTTCTTGCGACATCGCTGGCATTGGAATACTCGTAGTGTGTATTCTCTAAGCGTCTGAGGAGGTCGTCGGAGCGGTCTGATCTCTCCTTCGCACCTGTTGCATTTGAGTCCAAGGTTCACTTCTTCCGTTCAGCAGCGAGAACAGCAATCGTGAACGCTGCGAGTGGACCGAACGGCACGGGTGCAAGAGCGCCAAGGGCGGCGGCTACGCCGTAGACCAAGACGATCCGTGAGTTCTGCGTTGCTACTGGTGTGCTGATGATCTGCCGAAGCGTCGGCGGGATGATCTGCTCGTTGTCCTCGTTAGGCTGCGTAGCCAAAGTCGACCTCCTTGATGATGGCGTTGGCGGCATAGGCTGCCAACTGTTCTTTGTTTGGTTGACCTTCTAGTCCCTGAAGGATGTTCGCATAGATTTGAAGCCAGATCTGCGAGACAAGTACGACGTCAGGCTTACGCTTGCGCGCAGGTACTGCCATTACTCCTCCTCTGCGGCTCGGAACAGGTCGTCGCCAGCACGCTTCCAGTTGGTCAGCGTCTCGCTCGTGCCGTCTGTCTTGACCGACATCGCAGACTTGTCCTTGTCGCTGATGATGAGCTGCGCTCGGATCTTCTCTAGGTCAGCCTCAATGTCTGGCAGCCCGATGTAGGAGATCCCGACCTCGTGTTCCGCTCGGTAGATGTCTGTCGTGGCGTAGGTCACAGTGGTGTCCTCAAGTGCGAGGAAGCCACGGCCCCACCACCACGGCGCGTAGAAGACCTTTCCGTCTCCAGCCTGCATCGTCTCGGCAATGACCTTGCCGTACAGGATTGAGGTTGGGTCAAGGTTCACGGCGTAGACGATAGCCTTGCCGCTGGCGATCCACATCGCCTTGTCCATCAGGCGCTGGGCGTGGATACCACGGAAGGTTCCGCCAAGCGACCACGACATATTGATCTGGCTGAAGTTAAATCCCTTGAGGACTTCGCTGAAGTAGCCTCGGTTGTCCTTGAATACGTTCGCCTTAATAACTCGCGGCTCAAAGCTCATCGCTAGTCTCCTTCCCATAATGCTGGACAAAGTCGTCAAAGTCTATAATCGCCAGCGCCCGACGACGAGTACCTGCTCCTGGCGAATCACCAACCACAAGGACTGCCAATTGGTCAGCCTTTGGATTAAGTTCTCTTAACCATTTATCTAGGCGTTCTGGGTACGACAGGCCGACCTTACATTGGATCACAAAGTGTCGAGCCTCTACGTCGTTCTTGCCGCCATACATTCCTGTGCGTGTGCCGTTCAGCCGAGCAGCGACCTCGCGCTCAAAGCTATTGCCGCGCTGCCGCGCCCGCTTGCCACGTGACGACCGCTCGGCGTTCGCCGCGTCTATCGCTAGGTCCTTCATCCTACCCACGCTTGACCCTCGCTAACTGGACAGTGCGCCTGCCCACTTCTACCTTATTGCCAAGTTCTACCAGACCAGCAGCAACCAACTCTCGGTTGAGGACTCGGTTCTCGGGAGTCTCGCGGAGGAAGAACCAGCCCTCTGGTGCGGTGCCACTATCATATCGTAACGACAGCCCAGCCCAGATTCTACCGTACCGACCGTCAATGAGATAACAGATGTCTCCGTTCTGGACAATATCCAGATCGTCATCAATCATCCGCGCCCCGCGACTTATTTCGTATCTAAGCATTTCTTATGGACCCAACTGTACACGCTTGCCCTGCGGGGACCATCAAAGGTAATCGTCCGAAGGGCGGTCCCATCGGCGTGCCGCTCAATGATTGAGCTGCACTTGGTGCAGTGGCGAGGAGCGAAGACAGCGATCTTCTTGCCGTCCTGCTTCTTTACTGCCACATTGACTCCATTTCATAGGCCATCGGTCGGCTCACTTGTTATTTTCTTTACTAAATACAATTAATGCGGACGGGAAGGGCGCGCTGTTCTTGGCATTGCCAAACTTTAGCCTCCCACGGATAAATTCAATCTTGCCCCTCATAGCGTAATTATGCCACCAATGGGTGTCAGTGCGCGATGGCACCAGACAAACGACGGTCGCTCCTGCCAGACTGCTTTCGTATGCTTTGCGCATCCACATCCCTATCGTGCGACCATATGGCGGGTTCATCCAGCAGACGCCAGACCAAGGCTGCTTCAGCCCATCATCTTCCTCCGTAAAGAATCGGGAGCATTTGGCATTGTCAGCGGTTGCGCAAACGTCAAGCTCGAATCCGTAGATTGCGTCTTGCTTGTCAAAGAGGTCTTGGGGTGTTGCCCACAAGTCGGTCGCGCTTGAAAAATGGACGCTCATTTGCTTTGTCCCCTGCTTCTTTACTGCCACATAGACTCCATTGCCTTCTGGCCGTCCTGAGCTTCGTAGAGTCGGATGGCAACGGCATTCGCGGAGTCATCCATAAACACCGCCACCATCCGACAGAGTTCCCGTGGGTCGACTGTGCAGAACGGGCAGCCACCGTCGTGCTGACCCTGGGACTTGAATGTTGAGATGCGAGCCAAAGCACAGCCTGCTGCTGCGACTGCCTGCTCTGGCTTGGTAATCATTCCTTGGCTTCCAACGGCGTCCAGATCAACGGCGAGCAGTCGCGCACCGTCACATCTTCATACGCCTTGCCCTCATACTCGCGCACGTTGCGGGACTCGCCCGTGACGTGAACGCTTGGGCGCTTGTCGTTTGGGTTCTTGGTGCGAGACTCCTGCGTCTTGTAGAGGATCTTGAAGAGATGCTCAATGGTCTTCTTGTCAAAGACCGTAAGCGTCAGGTAGACATACTTGCCACCTGGCTCTTGTCCACGTGTCTCCTTGTCCGCCGACTTCCACTGCTGGTACTCGTTCGTGGAGCGGGAGGCGAAGAACTCGACGGCCTTGTTGCCAGTCTTGAACTCTTTCTCCTTCGGCTCCTTCTTGTCAGACAGCCATACATCGTATGCCACCTGTGGACCTCGTACAAACTCTGTCATCTTAGAACTCCAAATCATTCAGGTCGGACTTCTTGGCTGGGGCAGGAGCGACCTTCTCCGTATCCCCGAAGATCTTCTTGGCTGCTTCACCCACGCGATCCGTGGCGAGGTCAGCCTCTGGATCATCACCCGTTGGGATGAGGAACGCAGTGAGCAGCGCGTACTTCAGTGCGCCAGTAGCAGCCTTATATGCCGCCTTGTCGCCTGAGTCTGCGCCTGTGCCGACTGACTGGAATGAGACGGTCTCGCCCGACTCGCCGTCGGTGAGTGTCCACGTGAAGCGAAGCGTCAACAGCGCCTGCTTGCCGCTCGGCGTGAGTCCCTCGCTGATGACATCAATCTGTGTTGGTGTCATTGAGACATTGAACTTTACGAGCTGCTCGCGCACCTTGTCGGCAACTGCCGATGCCTGCACGAACTTGTATCCTTGTGCTGAGTTAGTTCCTGTTTTCGCAACGTACCCGACCGCCTCCATAACCTTGGCAATCTTGGCTGCGAGTTTGACTGGCTGCGTCATCCTCTACACTCCTTCAACCACTGGCAGCCCTTGCAGGGCCACTCCGCCTTCATATCCTTCCCCCTTCGGGACGGCAAGCGAGGCGGCTTGCGCTTGCTGAAGTATTGTAGCACACGAAGAATACGCAGAGCGCGGTCGCGCCAGCCACGGTCTAGCCTGAACTCAAGGAGCTTGAAGTCCTCGGCGGCGGCGTAGATGACCCGCGCCTCGACTGGCTCGCCCAACTCCTTCTCTAGGATGTAGGCGTAGACCGAAGCCTGAACTGCGTGTTCGGGCTTGACCTCACGGATGTACTGCATCCCTCGGTTGGTTGTGGACTTGTACTCCCAGACCTCGCGCCTGCCGTCAGGCCATTTGACCAGCGCATCCACGTTGCCAGAGAAGTCAAACTCTGGGAGCAGGACTGGCACTTCTTCTTGGAACTCCAACAACTCGCCAGCGGCAAGGGCATCCTTGCCCGCCTTGTTCAGCACCTCAGCCACGGCGTGTCCGCGCTCAAAGATGCGGTAGAGGTTATCTGGGAATGGATTGCTTGGCTCCACCTTCTCGGTGGCGTACCACTGCTGTCGGATGCAGGCACCCAGCAGCGAGCCGCGCCAGCGGGCAACGGCGGGTCGCCCAATCTCCGCCTTGCGGGCAAGGTACCCGTCAAGAATGGCGGAGAAGTTGCTCACCCAAGTCCTTCTTTGTAGATCTCGGTGCGCGTGCGGAGGTTGCCGCCGTAGGACAGCAGCG